TGGCGCCAGGTCCAGGCCCAGCTCCGCCGGCGATTGACCCGAATTGACACCGAACGCCGGCCCGACTAAGCTGCGAGCTCCTCCCTTAACTGGACCCGACCCCGACCCGGTCGGGTTCTTTTTGTTTGACCCACATCGTAAATTATGGCACTGTGGGGATAGTCAACAATCACGGAGGTCAATCATGAAAATACGTTTCGTGAGAAAATCCCGTAACATTAAGACGGGACCAATAGCGGTCACGACTACGGAGGAGAAAAGTTGTCCACCTAGTTGTCCGCTGAAGTTTGTCGTTGTGGACGGAGTGAAAAAGCTTGGCCCATGCTACGCGAATTATGGACCAACCGCGCAACGCTGGCGGGAAGTAAACGACTTCGAGGATAACTGGACGGATGCCATGCGCAAGATTGCCGCGCTGCCGGTGAATGATTTGTGGCGGCACAACCAAGCTGGCGATCTACCTGGTGATGGCGAGTTGATCGACAAGCCCAAACTGCGCCAGCTAGTAAAAGCTAATCGTGGCAAGCGCGGGTTTACTTATTCGCATAAGCACAGTTATGCCAAACAACGCGCCTATATTAAATGGGCGAATGATAACGGGTTCACGGTTAACTTGTCCGCAGACAATCTAGACCACGCGGACAAACTGGCCAGTTATGAAGTCGGACCCGTGTGTGTTACGCTGCCGCATGATTTTGGCGGGACTAAAACGAACACGCCACAAGGTAACGCCGTTCGAGTTTGTCCCGCTCAATACAAGGACACAAGCTGCAAGGACTGCGGGTTGTGTCAAAAACAAAATCGGAAAGTTATCGTCGGATTCATTAGTCACGGACCCGCTAAACGTAGACTCGGTTTATAGTACACTCGACAGCTTCCGGCGCCGGGTTGTTGACTACTACCAAAGGCGCCGGCGGGTGGCAGTTAAACCTCCTCTGCCACCCACGATCCCCAGTCCCGCGTGCAGCGGGGGCTGGGGATCACTTTTTCCCTACACTCCAGGCCCCGGCCATGTCACCGATCCCCGACCGGGTTCGCCATCATCACCCGACCCGACCTCGAAGGCCCCGACCCCGACCCGACTGATCTCGAGCATTCGGTCCATGAGCCCCGACCCGAGCTCCCCCGACCAAAGACAATGGACCATGGTTCCGGTTTCTCCCGACCCCGAACCCGAACTCCCAGTTCGCAAACCGTGTTTAACTAACCCCCGACCTTGGTCCCCCCCAAACAAATATAGGTGGGGGGAAGAGAGGGGGTGAACCAAGAAGAAACTTACGCCGCCTGATTTGTAATAGGCGTAGTTCCACGCAACTTGATGTGCTGAAATATTTACGCGGTGAGTTTTTGTAATTTTGAGTTCAATCCAGAACGCAGACCCTTCCGCACACACGTGAACGTCTGGAACGCCACCGCCATAGCGGTTTTCAATCCGTGTGGTGTTCCAATGCGGGGGTATCTTCTCCTTCAGTCTGTTCCACAGAAGAGTCTCCGGTTTCTGCGCCATTAATCACCTTAAATTCTGCATCTATGAAAGCTCCCGGATGAGACTTTCGGAGCTCTCCGAGGCGCCCCTCAATCTCTTCACGGCTCATGTTTTCTATGGCATGGAAGTGATTGGTCTCACGCCTGTCAACAGTAAGGCCCCCAAGAGCAGATCGTGTCTTCTCAGCGTTAATCGCTGCAGAGAAATGGCCGGCCTCTTCCGCATTAAAGGACAAGTCCCGCAACCGCTTCAGCTGCCCCATCAGGGTCACGCCATATTTACGCTCACGGTCTTCCCTCAGTTCCTCGATGAACTCAGCCACGTGAGGAAACAACTGGGAGTCCAGAAGTTTGTACGCTTGGATTTTGGCAACCCCGTTGGTGTCAGAATAGCCGGCCTTCCTGGCGCATTCGGCATTCGAGTTGGTCCCATCCACGTAATGACGGGCGAACTCTTTCTGCCGGTTGGTCAGTTTACGGCCATGAGACTCTTCAATCTCTTCCGCTCGTTTATCAATACGGCGCTTCATAGCACCTCCTATATACACCCAAAATGAGATATTACTGGTGAAAAAACTAGTTTTCAAACCTCCAACGGCTAGAAAAGTGTTACGAAATAGCCCTTTTTGTTACGAAGTGCTACGAAAATCACGAAAAGTGTTACGAGGTTATTTGGCCATGTTCCGGGGTTTTTGACACCTTTTTCATGGTTCGTCCCACTTGTCCCACTTTTTTACGTCCATTTTTTATTTTTCAAATCTTTTTTTTTCAAATCGTGTGTATAAGGGGGACGGAGAGTGACATCCTCGAACTTCCTTCCTTTACCTTTGGTTCTCATGAGGTGGTTGAATTTTGCGTCCCACTGCCTCACGGCACTGAGGAGTTCTGGTTCGCTGTTGAATATTCTGCCAGGATGGGCCATCGTATATGGTGGTTGACCTGTAGTTTCTGATTTAGTATTCTAGCATCAGAAAAGGAGGAAGTGAAATGATTGAGAAATTTGACAAGCCTACCCTCAAGATAGTGCGTGAGGCACTTGCGGATGCATTGGATGGTCTGCAAGAAGAACTGGGCATCAAGCTGAAAATTGGAAATAATATCAGCTTTGACGCGAACACCTTTACGACCAAACTGACAGGATCGTTGTTTAGTCATGATCCGTTGGCAGAGGATTGGAAAAAGTACGCCCATATATATGATCTGGATGTAGCGTGGCTTGGGAGAGAATTTCCTTCCGATGGCAAGACATTTACCATTGTTGGTTTGGATACCAAGAAGAGGAAATATCCTGTCATCGCAACTCGCGATGGTAAGCGGTACAAGTTTCCAACGGACGTTGTCATAAAAAGGGTGGCGTCGTAATGAAAAACCAAGTCATATCTCTGTACGATTACACGGGCGAAGCTCTTCGCCCGTGGGCAGAGGCTGGATATGAGTGCTTCGCGTATGACATCCAGCATAAGATGTACAACCGCCGTGAGGTAGTCGGCAGTGGTAGCATAACCTATAGCCATGCTGACCTGTACAAGAAGCAGACACTGATAGACATTCTTGTGCGTCATGGAGCGAACAATGTGGCGTTCCTGTCTGCGTTCCCGCCATGCACCGACTTAGCTAGTGCGGGTGCGCCGTCCTGGTCAAAGAAAGCGGAAGCCAATCCACACTTTCAGACAGATGCCGCTGGTCGGTTGAAGGACTGCGCTATTCTTGCGGAAGCATTCCGTTGTCCGTTTTACATTGAGAACCCAAACGGTGCCGTTCCACGATTGTGGCGGAAGCCAGACTTTCGGTTTGATCCATACCAGTACGGTGGGTATCTACCAGACGAGGATGAGCATCCAATATTTCCAGAGATCATTCCACCACGGGATGCGTATCGGAAGCGCACATGCCTGTGGACGGGATGCGGTTTCCGTATGCCAGAACCAAGGCCCGTGGAATACGAGAACGTCAAATGTATTCCTAAGAATCCCCTCAAAGGGGAAAACTACTCACCTGTTCATGCGAAGACGGGTGGGAAATCTTTACGAACCAAGAACATCCGTAGCGCAACCCCGCGTGGGTTTGCCAAGGCGGTATATGAGGAGAACCATGTCCAGTAACCAAGAGAAAAATGTCCCATGTCCCGCGTGTAGTGGGAATGGATACACCGTAAGTGGTGATCCAGAAGTGGCAGCACCTGTCGTGGATCAATGCGAGATGTGCGACAGCCAAGGCGAGGTAGAGGAATCCTACGCCAAAGATTGGCCCTTTAAGTAATGTTTGCGGATCAAGTGCTAAAAGCACTTTCTCAAAACCCACACTTAGGACAACCAGTGGGCAACAACACGCCACATCTCCTTCCGATGATGAAGAAGGCCCAGTTTTTTGACTTTGGTTTAATTAGCCGAAGCGCGCAGGATGTTGAGTATGAGCCTTGCCGAGAATTGTTTGAGGAGGGATTTCTGTGGCCCCCCGCTCCTGTTTCGTTTTTCACTTACCAAGTAGGCATTGACATCACAAATTTTGAGGGGAGCATTCACACACAACCGATAAGCAGTGGAGAGGACCTTACGCATTTCGGACTATTAGTAGATATGACAAATCCAGACCGTATTCCAGTTATTCCAATTACAAGTCTTTGTTTATCTCAAAATGAGAGAATGTTTCTTGATTTTCGTATCGAAATCCCCCCTGATCGTAACCTCAGCGGAGGTGACTTTTTACGGTATACTTATCCAGAGCATTTGGATTCGTATGGCCCTCCGTCACTGGCCGAACAAAATGTAATATCAGTGGGCGGGTTAATGATTTTGTTACTAGGACGATTGGACGCGGACGGCATGGCCCGTGAAGTGGTTTATCCGCCAGAGAAGGTGAACGCCAAGCGACGGAAGCGTGGAAAACCTGAAATGGTCAAGTACACCGTAGTCAAGGTGCGCCCGCATCGTGCTGCGATGGGACATTCGGGACCTCTTGAGGGGGATGAGTATACCCCCAAGTGCTACCATTTTCGGCGGGGGCATATACGCCGATTTAAGAACGGTCAGAAAACCCGTGTGCGCCACTGTTTCGTTGGCACACCAGAGGATGGCCGTGTCGAACATAGATATGTCGTGGAGCAATAGATGATCAAGAAAATCTGGAAGGAAATCCGCAACCCCAAACACTGGGAGAGTAGAATGGGCTGGGAGTATTTCGCTCTGATTGCGTTGGGTAGTCTTATCGCTGGCATCTTTGTCGGCATGGGATGATAACAACGCTTGATTTGTTTGCAGGGATCGGTGGCTTCTCGCTAGGGCTTGAGGCCACCGCTTTTTTTCGTACTACATGCTTCGTGGAGAATGAGCCATACTGCCAGGCAGTGCTGAAACACCACTGGCCTGACGTACCAGTACTTGGAGACATAAGAGATGTCCGACGAGAAGACCTTCCCGACCCGAACCCCGGACTTATTTGCGGGGGATTTCCATGCCAGCCATTCAGCCAAGCGGGTAAACAGCGAGCACAGGACGACCCCCGCCACCTCTGGCCGGAAATGCTTAGACTTATCAGGGAATGCCGGCCCACTTGGGTTGTTGGAGAAAATGTTGCTGGACTCATCAACCTGGGCCTGGACGAAGTACTCACTGACCTGGA